CGAGGACGCGGCGCCGGCCCGGTGACTGGGCAGTGTGGGGAGGCGGCCGATTTGGCCCCTCGGGTGAGTCGTCTGGGTGGGGCGGAGACGTAGGGTTTCTGCGGTGTTCGGGGCGGGCGGGCGAGGCGGGCGATTTGGCCCCGAATGGTCGGATTTGGTCGGGCGAGGCGGGCGATTTGGCCCCGGGGTGGTCGGGCTCGGCTGACCCTATCAGACCCGCCAGGGTGACAGACGGCATAGGTCGATCGTATACGTCCGGAGGGGCACTCCAAGCCAGTCTCAGGCCCGATGTTTGCCGGTCAGCAGCCACTGACCATTGAACCCAAGTTCGACAAGTCTTTGTAATACCTTTGCTTTTGGTTCAGAGACATCGTTTTCGTACCCTTGGTATGTCCGATAGGGGACGTCGAGGCGAGCCGCCATCGCCTCCTGGCTGTCATCGTAAAAACTCCGTGCCGCCTTCAGGCGCTCGGACCACCTCACAGCATCCGACTTCCGCACCGTAAGTCGGATGATTGGATCCGGCCTACGGCCGAGCATCCGACTTTGGAAAAGGGCGCAAATATCAATGAGTTAGCGGTTAGCGCAAAAACTCGTGTCCGCACACAAGTCGGATGCGCCGAAATTGCTTGCCAACGCCGTTTTTGCGATGTATAACCCTTGCCATGTCCACCGTACCTACAAGACGCTGCGTCCCGAAAAACCCCGCCGAGCGGCGGGTGTGGGTCGTCGGTCAGTTGCGCCTTCGGGGCACCTCGCTGCGCCGGCTGGCCGGCGAGGCGGGGGTGTCCCAGCAGGCCATGAGCCACGCGCTGACCGCACCCTCGTCCTACCTGGAGGCGGTCATCGCCGAGGCCCTGGGCCTCACGCCCCGGCAGCTGTTCCCCGAGCGGTTCGACGACGCGGGCAACCGGCTGCACTGGACGCGCGAACCACAGCGTACCACGCGGCGCAGGGCGGGCAATGTCCAAAGCGGGGAGGCAGCCTGACATGACCACAGCCACCATCGAAACCGAAATCGCCGACGTCCTGGCCGACGCCAGGTCGCAGGGCTTCAACGTGCGGTCGATCCGCACCATCGCCAGCCACCGGGTCGCCAAGGCGGCCGGGCGCCCCGTGCGGACGCCGAAGGGCGAGGAGACGCGCCAGTACCTCGACGCTCTGGACAAGCTGGCCAGGGGCGAGCGGGTCGGGGGCGTGGCCTCGGCCATCCTGGCCCGGCTGGTGGAGCGGCTGGAGGCGCTGCTGCGCCAGCAGGCGGCCTGTCGCCTGCGGCGCGAGATCGACGCCCTGGACCGCGAGCTGGACGCCACCGGCCGCCGCCGCGACGGCGACCCGCTGTTCGAGCGCGCGCTGGAGCTGTACGCGGAGTGGGCCTGGCTGGCCTATCCCGAGCCGGCCCCCGAGCGGAGGACCGCGTGATGGGCGGGCGCTGGATCATCGACGTGGTGCGGACGGCGATCGCCGGCCACCCCCTGTTCGTCGCCGCGGTGCTCGACCTGGAGACCCGGGAGATCATCGACACCGAGGTGTCGGCCGACGCCGGCTCCGCCATGATGGCGGCCTTCGAGGGCGTCGTCTTCGCCCTCGGCGTGCCCGAGCTGGTGGTGCTGGATCACGGCGCCGACGGGGACGCCGTGGCGCGGGAGGCGGCCCGGCTGGGCGCCGGGGTGCGCTTCACGGAGGACGCCCTCAGCGAGGTGCCCGACGCCGATAAGTCTTACGTCCCCGCCACTTTCGCTGCCGAAGCCGCCGCCGAACGAGCGCGGCGCCGTCAGAAGCGAACTCGCGCACATCTCGAAGCATCCACTCGACCGCGAGGCGACTGAAGTCCGTCTCCGCACGATCGGCGTAAGCCCGAGTATCAGCTTCCAGCAGTGAGATGATTTCGTCGATGGTCGCCACATCCCTCGCCGCCAGCAGTTCGATCAGGCTCATGAACGTGACGGAGATTCCGTCCAGGGCGTCGAACATGCTGCGCGCGAAGACGGGCGACGTGCGAAGCATCTCGTCGAATTGGTCTCGTTCCATTGTTTCCCCTATCGCTGGTTGTGCCATGCCCAGGATAGGGGAAGTCCGGCCGGCCGTCACCCGCTCCCTCCCCGGGATGACGGCCGGCCGGCAGCCGCCGGCGGACGCAGGTCCGCAATCGTTGAGCTTGCCGGCGCAGCCGGCGGGGGCGGCCTGACATGGTCCGCGACCGCCGCGACGCCCGCACCCTGGACCTGCTGGACTGGCAGCCGCCGGAGCCGGCGGTGCGGTTCGAGGAGGCGAAGGTCCGCGGCGCCACCCTCAACGCCCGCATCTGCCGGGCCATGGCGGTCAGCTTGAAGGAATGCGGCCTGCCCCGCGACGAGGTGGCGCGGCGCATGGGCGAATACCTGGGCGAGGAGGTGTCCAAGCCGATGCTGGACGCCTACGTGTCCGAGGCCCGCGACACCCACACCATCAACGTCGTCCGCTTCGCCGCCCTGGTGCACGCCACCCGGGACTGGCGGCTGCTGTCGCTGATCCCCGAGCTGTTCGGGTTCGCGGTGGTCGACGACCGCTACGTCAGCCTGATCCGGTCCGTGCAGATCCGCGAGAAGGCGGCCGAGCTGGAGCGCCTGGCCGAGGCAGAGGCGCGCCGTGCGAGGGGGGCGGGGCGATGACGTCAGATCGCCTAGAAACCCTGAAAGCGGTTCGGCGCGCGCGCGGTTCGGATGATCGCCCGACGATCGTTCGGTACCCGGACCGCGGCCCCACAGCGCGGGCACTGAAACGCGTCGAAGCCGAAATCCGGCTTGGCAAGCTGCAGCACCGACTGCTTTCCGTCCTCAAAGCAGGGCTGGCAAAGCCATGGTCCGCTTCTTACCGCGTCATGCGCATCCTTTGCGACATACGCAAAAGCACCCGGTCCAAGCTGTTGAAGGACGTGCTCTTTCCGTTGTGCGAGCTGAGCTTCAAGCCGCTTGACCTGATCGGTCAGCTCCGCAACCTGGTCCTTCATCGCGAATATCGTTTCCTGGGCCGCATAGAGCGCCTGCTTCACCTGAAGCTGCTGCTCCTTCGCCGCCGCGATCGCCTCGTCATTCGCGCCGCGCAGCGCGCCTGCGCCCTTGATGAACTCGACCAGACCGTTGGCGGTGCCGATGGCCGAACCGACCGCGGACAGGGTTTGTGCGATGTCCATCGCCATGCCTCCACCGGGGGAAATACCCCTGACGGTAGCAGAATCGGGGGGCCGCGGCCATGAGCGAGTGGCGCAGCGCAGCGCAATGGGCGGCCGAGGCACGGTCCATCGGCATCGATCCCAAGATCATGCCGCACAGCGAGCGGAATGTCCGCGACAAGGCCGAACGCGATGCGTGGCCCTTCCGCGAGCGCGAGGGCCAGCGCGGCGGCGGCCGCGAATATCACCTGTCGGTTCTTCCGGCGCCCTTCCGGACAGCGGTGCTGGAGCGCCTCTCCCACCGGGTCGCCGCAGCCGTGGCGGCGCCCGGCGCGCACGGCGCGCCAGCAGTACATCATGGCGGCAACGCCGCCATGGCCCCGGCCGGGGCGCTCCCATCCGCGTTAGACCGCGGCGAAATCGTCGGCGACACCACCGGGCTGACTAACGCGCAGCGCGCCTGCATGGACGCCCGCGCGGTGATCCTGGCCTATGTCGACCGGCTGGCCGCCGGCTCGACCCTCACCGAGGCCCGCCGGCTCGTCGAGTGCCAGGCCAGGAGCGGCGCCCTGCCGCCTGAGATCGCGCGGCTGGCGCCGGTGGCCAATGCCAAGGTCGACGACCAGGCCAAGCGCACCCTGTCGGCCCGATCCTTGCGCCGCTGGCACTGCGAGCGCCAGGCCGCCGGCGGCAAGGCCGCCGCCCTGGCGCCCAAGGTGCCCGAGCCCGACATGGGCGTGCCGCCATGGGGGCCGGCGCTGCTGCACCTCTATCGCACGCCGCAGAAGCGGTCGCTGAAAGAGGTGGTCGAGCAGGATCTCGCCCTGCCCGGCGCGATGCCGCCGGGTGTGGCCCCGCCCAGCTACCACCAGGCGCGGCGCTGGCTGGCCAAGGTGTGCAGTGTCGAGAAGCAGCGCGGCCGCCGGGGCCCGAAGGAGCTGCGCTCGCTCCGGCGGTTCGTCAGCCGCACCACCGAAAACCTGTGGCCGCTCGACGTGGTCCAGGCCGACGGCCACCGGTTCGATGCCGAGGTCGAGCATCCCCGCCATCATCGCCCGTTCAAGCCGGAACTCACCACCATCATCGACCTGGCCACCCGCATGGTGGTCGGGTGGTCGGCCGGCCTGGACGAAACCGCGCTCGCCGTCAGCGACGCCATCGTCTACATGGCGGTGCGCTTCGGCGTCCCGGCAGTGTGGTACATCGATAACGGCTCGGGCTACAACAACCGGCTGATGGACGAGGCCAACACAGGCCTGCTCCACCGTCTCGGGGTCGAAAAGCTCAACCGTGAGGCGGAGAATCCCCAGGCCGGCGGCTATGTCGAGCGCGTCCATCAGACGCTGTGGATCGCCGGTGCCAAGAAGCTGCCCACCTATCTCGGCCGCGACATGGACCGCCAGGCGGCCAAGAAGATCCACAAGATCACCCGCAAGGAACTCAAGGAGCACGGCCGGTCGCGGAAACTGATGCCGTGGCCGGAGTTCATCGCTTGGGCCGAGGACCTGGTGCGCACGTACAACAACCGCCCGCACCGCGCCCTGCCCAAGATCAGCGACCCCGAGACCGGCCGGCGCCGCCACATGACCCCGGTCGAGGCGTGGAACCAGGCCATCGCCGAGGGCTGGCAGCCGATCCGGCTCACCGCCGCCGAGGCCACCGACCTGACCCGGCCGCACGAGGAGCGCACGGTCAGCCGCGGCACGGTGTCGATCCTGAACTGCACCTACGAGCATCCCGACCTGGAGTCCTGGCACGGCGAACAGGTCCAGGTGGCTTTCGACATCGCCGACGCCAGCAAGGTGTGGGTCAAGGACATGGAGGGCCGCCTGATCTGCGTGGCCCCCTTCAAGCCCAAGGTCGAGCCGGTGCCGCGATCCTACCTGGAGCGGGCCTACGACAAGCGCGCGGCTGGCCGCGAGCGGCGTCTGATGAACCACCTCGACGAGGTCCGCCAGGAGCGCAACCCGCAGATCATCGAGGCCACCGCCGTCCCGACGGATCTGACCGGCCGCGCCGCCGAGATCCACCGCGAGCTGGTGATCGAGCACAAGCCCGAACCGGCGACGGCCGCGACGATCCCCGAGACCAAGGAGGCCCGCTTCGCGCGCTGGCAGGAGATCGACGCAGCGCTAGAGGCCGGCGGCTCCGCCGCCAGTTCCAATGATGGCGCGGGACGCGCCGGCGGCCCGGTCGCCGAGGCCGACCGCGACTGGCACGGGCGCTACGCCCAGACGGCGGAATGGCGGGGGCAGAAGGCCTTCGCCGAGGCCTTCCAAGACGATGCGCCCGCCGGCGCGTCCCGCGCCAATCACGGGAATGGCGGCAAAGCCGCCGAGGCAAGCGGCGGGCGCGGCTAAACACGCAACTGAACTTTACGAGGGGATCATGAGCATTCAACCGACCGACGTCAAGACGATCGCGCCGCTGCGCAACGTCGCCCTGATGATGGGGCTGGTCGAGCGCCTGCGCACCCGCACCCCCGGTCTGCCCGGGATCGGCGTGCTGCACGGCTTCTCGGGGTATGGCAAGTCGCTGGCCACCACCTACACCGCCAACAAGCTCCGCGGCAAGGCCGCCTATGTCGAGGTGCGGTCCAGCTGGACGCGCAAGACCCTGATGGAGGCGCTGCTGGTCGAGCTGGGTGAGCCCACCCGGAGCGCCACCGTTGCCACCATGGTCGACAAGGCGGCCGAGGCGCTGATGCGCGAGCGCAAGGTGCTGTTCGTTGACGAGGCCGACCACGTCGCCGACCGCGGCATGCTCGAGCTGGTGCGCGACCTTCACGACATCGCCGGCACGCCCATCGTGCTGATCGGGGAGGAAGGGCTGCCCCGCAAGATCGAGCGGTTCGAGCGCGTCCACAACCGGGTCCTGGCCTTCGAGCCGGCGCTGCCCTGCGACCGGGCCGACGCGCGGCATCTGGCCAAGCTCTATTGCGGCGGGATCGACGTGGCCGACGAGCTGCTCGACCACCTGGTCGCGGCCCTGGGCGGCTGTACCCGCCGGGTGGCGACCAACCTCGACCTGATCCGGGAGACGGCGATGGTCCAGGGCTGGAGCTGTGTGGACCGTGCCGCCTGGGGCGATCGCCCCCTCAACACCGGCAAGGCGGTCATCCGCCCCCGGGGAGCGCAGTGATGGTAAGCCCCGGCCGACGCCCCGCCGACGCGATGGCGGCGCTGCCCGCCAATGTCGGCCAGGACGGCGCCTGGCGGCTGATCCGCCGGCTCGGCCGCTTCACCCGGCCGCAGCTGCTGGGCGGCCTGGTGCGGACCGGCCGCGACACCGTGCGCAGCTACGTCGACCGCCTGGAGGCGGCGGGAATCGTGCGCCGGGCCGGCATCGACCGGCAGGGCGGGCGCGAAACGGTGGTCTACGAGCTGGTCCCGGAGATGGATCCGGGTGAGGAAACGCCCCGCGTCCGCCCCGACGGCTCCATCGTCCTGCAGGGCGAGGGCAGGGCTGCGATGTGGCGGACCATGAAGATCCTCAAGGAGTTCACGGCGGCCGACCTGGTCACGCTGGGCTCGACCGAGGAGGTGCCGCTGGGGGACCAGGACGCCCGCACCTACTGCAAGATGCTCAAGGCTGCCGGCTACCTGGTCGAGGCGCAGCCGGGCACGCCCCAGGGCGGCCGGGCGGTCTACCGCCTGGTGCCCAGCCGGGTGACCGGGCCGAAGGCGCCCCAGATCCAGCGCACCAAGCACGTCTTCGACCCCAACCTCCGCAAGGTGGTGTGGACCGGGGAGCCGGAGGTCGAGCTGTGACCACCAGCCCGAACCTTCAACCCCGGTCCGACGATCCCGACTGGCTGGCGGTCTTGCGGGCCGTCGCGGCGGCCCAGACCGTGAAGGATGCCGCCGAGCGCATCGGCTTCGCGCGGTCCTCCATCGCCCTGGTGCTGTCGGGCCGCTACCCGGGCGGGACCGGCCGGATCGAGGCCGCCGTGCGCCGCCACCTGATGAACCAGGTCGCGTGCCCCGGCTTCGGCGAGGACATCCCTGCCGCCGACTGCCGGGAATGGGCGTCACGCCCGTTCTCGGCCGCATCCGGCCGGGCCGCCCAGATGTGGCGGTCCTGCCAGGCCTGTCCCAACCGGCCCAAGGAGATCAACCATGCTGAGTGCTGAACTCCGCGCCCAGATCGCTGTCATCGACCGCTGGCTGCTGCCGTCGGTGGCGGAGCAGGTCGCCCGCCACGACGCCGCCAAGCTGCGCATCCTGCGCCGCACGCTGGCCGACATCGCCGAGCGGATGGCCGAGGCCGAGGGCGAGGTGCCGGCCGGCGAGCCCCTGTCGGCCTCGCTGGAGGCGCTGGCCGAGTCGTTCGCGGGCTGGCGCGACTGCGCCACCTTCGAGCGGCCAGCGATCATCGCCATCGTCGCCCTGCTCAACGAGGCCGCCGCCTCGGCCAGGGCGATCGAGGTCTGCTTGCGCCGGGTGGCCGGGGTCACCCTGCCGGAGGACCTGCCGGCCTTGCGGCTGGCGGCGGCCCTGCACCGCCGGGGCGTGACCGTGGGCGGCTCCGCGCCGGCGCCGGCCGGCGGGGGAGACGCGGCATGACCGACCGCCCCCGCCTCACCATCGCCCACATCCAGCACCAGGTCGCCAAAGCCTACGGCATCGATCCGCGGCTGATGACCTCGCCGCGCCGGGCCAAGGCCTGCGCCCGGCCGCGCCAGGTGGCCATGTGGCTGGTCTCGCACCTGATGCCCGGCGCCTCGCTGCCGCAGATCGGCCGGGCCTTCGGCCGGCGCGACCACGCCACGGTGATGTACGGGATCCGCAAGGTGGACGAGATCCGCGCCCGCGACCCGGCCTTCGCCGACCTGGTCGACGGGCTGCGGCTGGCGATCGTCCAGGAGGTCGCCAGCTTCCCCACCGGCGACCAGGTGCTGGCCGAGCGCCTGGCGGTCAGCCTGGCCGACGCCTTCGAAGCGGCGGTCCTGGCCCTGGCCCGCAGCGATTGCAGGGCCGCCCTTCAGGTCTTCGCCCCGCTCGTCCGGCAGCTGCTGGGCGAGCCCGACAGGGAGGCCCTCTGATGCTCACCGGCAAGCCCACCTACGCCCACTTCCCCGGCCACGGCCCTTCCGGCACCACCTGCGGCGAGTGCGCCCACCACTGCAGCCACCAGCCCATGCGCAACGTCGGCCGCGGCGAGCAGCGCGTCCCCGCCGGCAACCCCGTCCACTGGTGCGCCAAGGCGGCCGAGTTCGCGGGCCTCAAGCCCCGCGGGGACAAGCCGCCGCGCGGCATCGGCGAGCTGCACCCGGCCTCGTCGGCCTGCAAGTACTTCGCGGGGGGGGGGTGAGCTGATGCGCCTTTTCGCCGCCTTCGCCGGCATCGCGCTGGCCCTGTGGCTGGGCTGGTCGGCCGCCGCGCTCCAGATCGCCGGCGAGCTGGAGCATCTGCCGGCCATGCCCTCGACCTTCCCGATCCACTTCATCCCGCCCAAACCCTGACGAGACGAGACCGACATGAACGAGCCCCAGAACAAGCAACACCCCCGCGGCTTCGCCGCAGATTCTTCGGATGGCACGCGGAGCGTGCCGGGCGCCATCGACATCAACGGCGCGCTCTACCTGCGCAACGCCCAGGGCGACCTGGTGGCGCTGGCCAACATCCGCCCCATGGACCTGCTGATGGACGAGATGGTCCGCAAGGTGGCGGGCTATGCCGAGGACCTGTCGGCCGAGCTGGTGCGCTTCGCCGCCCACACCGACGCCGACATCGCCGCGCTGGACGCCCTGATCGCCCAGGACTACGGCGTCGAGCCGCGCGACACCAAGGGCAACCGCACCTTCGTGTCCTTCGACGGTCTGCTCAAGGTGCAGGTGGCGGTGTCCGAGCGCATCGTGCTCGGGCCCGAGCTGCAGGCGGCCAAGGCGGTGCTGGACGCCATGATCAAGGAGCGCGGCGAGGGCGTCGACGCCTTCCTGATGACCCTGATCACCCGGGCCTTCCGGGTCGACCAGGAGGGCCGCGTCGACGTCCGCGCCATCCTGGCGCTGCGCCGCATGGCCGTCGACGATCCCCGCTGGCCCGACTTCTGCCGCGCCATCGACGACGCCGTGCGGGTGGTCGGCTCCAAGCGCTACATCCGGGTCTACCGCCGCGAGACCAAGGACGGCCGCTGGGAGATGATCCCGCTCGACCTCGCCGCGGTCGAGCCGACGCCGGCGGCGTTCGAGCGGCGTTCGCTCCGCCGCCAGGTCGAGGAGCTGACCGGCCAGGCGGCCGAGGCCCGCCGGCTGCTGTGCCTGGCCCAGATGTACGGCGAGGACGGCGCGCTGGCCGCCATGTGCGAGCATCTCGACCGCGCCCGCGAGGCGCTCGGCGACCCCGGGCACGGGCCGGCGGTCCCCGGCATCGCCGGCGCCACCGCGCCCTCCTACGTGCGGCTGTGGCTGGCCAGCCTGCCGCCCGCCCTGCTGGCCGAGGCCATCGGCGGGGAGGTGGCGGCGTCGGTCCAGCGGGCGCTGGGCGAGCTGTCCCAGGCGGCGGAATAGGGGGTGCCCAGATGCGCAACTGCCCCTTCTACAAGGACCAGCGGGTTCGCCTGGTCTCGTCCAACCGGAGGCGCATTACCGGCACGGTGGTCTCGGTCAGCACCAGCGGCCATACGGTCTCGGTTCTCTTCGACGGCGACGCCTCCCCCGTCGTCTGCACCTTCCGCCATCGCGGCACCTGGAGCCCCAAGCGCAAGCCGGCAACCGCCTGGCTGATGCACGAACCCATGACGGAGGCCGGATCATGAGCATCCGCCAGATCGATCCCGCCGACGTCGAGGCCCTGGCCGCCCGCGTCAAGGCCCTCAACCAGGAGCTGGCCCGCGTCGTGGGCAAGTACGGCCCCGCCGTCGAGATCCGCCCGGGCCACGGCTACACCATCGGCGAGTACGCCTACGTCAAGGTCGAGATCACCCACGGGCGGCTGTCCATCGGCAGCCCCTGCGTCGCGCCACCCGAGATCGAGGAGGGCTGACGCCATGCCCGAGGCCAAGCTCCCGGTGAGCGAGGGCCAATTCGCCCTCAACGCCATCATGTGGCCCCCCGGCCAGTCCGAGGAGGAGACCGAGGACCTGCTGACAGTGCTGCAGGAGATCGCCACCGAGCGCTGGCGCCAGGACTGCCACTGGGGCGGCCCGGCCCACGACGACACCCACACGCCCTACGAGTGGGAGCGTCTGCTGCACGAGCGGGTCTACCACCTCACCGACTGCGTCGGCGAGGCTCAAGCCCGCTACCGCCGCGCCCTGGTCGAGATCGCCGCCCTGGCGGTGGCGGCCATGCAGGCGTGGGACCGCTCCCATCCGGCGGAGGACGGCCGATGACCGCCGCCCGCCCGCGTGATGGCGCGGGACGCGCCCCCGCCGCCGACCAGGGCTGCCCCGACTGCCTGGCCCGGCTGCTGGTCGCCACCTGCCCCGCGGTGGGTCCGCACCGGACCTGCCGCTGCGTCCGCCTCGGCCACTGGGGCCCGGCCGCCGCCTGCAGCGACGGCCTGCGGCCCCGCAAGGGCGAGGTGATCCACTCCGATCCCATCCCGCGGGAGGCCGGCCATGGATAAGCCCAACACCTCCGCCCAGCTGGTGCGCACCGGCGAGGGCTGGGAGATCCGCTACAGCGGCACCGAGGTGCTGATCGTCCCCGACGCCCTGGCCCAGCTGTGGGCCCGGCGCATCCTGGGGCTGGCCCCGGCCAATGTGGCGCTGCCGGCCGCGGTGGCCGGGGCGCCGGTGCGCAGGATCGTCTGACGCCATGGACCGGGCCGCGCGCATCCGCAAGCTTGCCCAAGCCGGCCTCGACCGGGCGGCCATCGCCGCGCGGCTGTGCTTGCGGCTCCAGGTGGTCGACACCGCCCTGGCCGCGCCGCCCGCGGCCTCGTCCGCCCCCCCCGCAGGGGAGGCGGCGACGGAAATGCGTGACGATATCCCGCCCGGGCAGGCCACCGACCGCTGGAGCGCGGCCGAGATCGAGATCCTGCGCCGGGGCTACGCCGAGGGCCTGGGCCGGGCCGGGATCCTGGCCCGGCTGCCGGGGCGCACCCTGTCGGGCATCAGCTACAAGGCGCAGGAGCTGGGCCTGCGCAACGCCGCCCCGCCGTGGTCCGCAGACGAGCTGGCCGAGCTGCGCCGCCTCTACGTCCCCGGCGCCGACGCCCGGGAGGTGGCCGGGCGGATCGGCCGCCCGCTCAAGGCCGTCCACACCAAGGCCCACGAGCTCGGCCTCCACCTGCGCCGGCCGTGGACCGGAGACGAGGTCCGGCGGCTGATCGACGCCCAGGCCCGGGGCCGCATGCTGACCGAGGTCGCCGCCGAGCTGGGCCGGCCCTACGCCAACGTCGCCGCCAAGGCGCGCTGGCTGGCGCTCGACTTCCGCCGCCCAGGCCGCGGCAAGGTGGCGCCGCGGCCGGCGCCCGCGCCCGCGCCCGCCGCGGTTGCCCCCCTGGCGCTGCTGATCCTCGCCGCCGCGGCCACCGCGGCGCGGCTGGAGGCGGCCATCGCCGGCGCGTCCCGCGCCATCGAACGATCCGGCGGCGGAGCCGCCGCGTCCCGCGCCATCGAACGATCCGGCGGCGGAGCCGCCGCGTCCCGCGCCATCGGTGCTGCTGGACCCACGGCGTCGACGCCACCGAGGAGGACTGCCGCCTCGGCCGCTGCGCCGCCGCCGAGGAGGCCGGCGACGGAGACGGTCCCGACGCCGGCGACGGCTGAACCCGCGCTGCGCCGCCCCCACGTCCGCCGCCTGCCCCCGGCCAGCGCCAAGGCCGCCGAGCGGGCGCTGATCGAGGCCGCCAGTGCCGGCATCGCCGTCACCCGCTTGCCCTCGGCCGTCCCGCCGAAGGCTGGATTGCATGACATGCACAAGGCATCACCGCCGCCGGAGGCGCCGCGCTGGCCCAACGAGGCGCAGCGCCGCCGGGTCGCCGAGTTGATCGGCGAAGGGTTGCAGTTCAAGGAGGTGGCGCGGCGCCTCCATGCCCCAAGTTGGGTGGCGGTGCGGGACACCGCCGCCGAAATGGGGCTGTGCGCCAAGACCGCCGCCGGCAGCTGGGTCGTCCCCGGCGATCCGGCGGCGGTTGCGATGCCGCCGCGCCGGCCGAAGCGGCGCCCCTGCCTGCGCTGCGGCCGGCCGATGCTGTCCGATGGTCCCCACCATCGCCTGTGCACCGGTTGCCGCGCCGCCGCGGCCGACATCTACGACCCGGAGCCCGCCCATGGCTGATTCGCTGACCGCCGCCATCCTGCGGACGCACCAGGCCGAGCGCCGCCTGGCCCGACTCGCCCGCGGCCAGCTCGGACCCTTGAGCCGCGAGGTCGTCGCAGCCTCCGCCGATCTGCGCCGCCTGGCCGGCCGGCTGGAGGCCGCGGCGACGGCCGCCGGCGTCCGCGACCTCGACCCCGTCGAGGCCGTGGCCATCGTCGTCGACGCGGCGATCGCCGCCGGCGCCGACTGGCAGGCCGTGGTCGCGGCGGTCACCCGGGCCGGGGAGAGGAGGTGAGGATGAGCGGAACCCAAGCCCTCGTCGCTATCGTCACGGCCCGCACCGACCTCCTCTGGGCCGCCTGGCGCTGCCTGCTGCACTACCACCGCGGCCCCAACGGGATCACCGCGGTGGTCAGCCAGCCGGTCGAGGCGCTGCACGGCTGGCACCTGTGCCAGCCCTGCGACGCCCTGCTGCTGGCCGAGTTCGCGCGGTGTGTGGCCACCGCGCTGCCCTACGGCCAGCCGGGCGATCCTGAGGGGTACGTCATCTCCGTCCGCACCAACCGCGGCGAGGTCGAGCTGTGGGCCGGCTGGGACGAGGCGCGGCCGGACGAGCAGCGCCCGGCCGACGCCAAGGGTGCCGATCTGGTGGCGCTGCTGCGCCGGCTGATGGAAGCCGACGACCCGCCCAGCCCGCCGACCAGGGCGTCCCTGCCAGATCCGGTGATTGCGGCCCCGTGCCCCAGCTGCGGCGGCAAGGGCAGGATCGGCCCCGTCCACGTCAACACCGGCCGCCAGCCCCACCGCTGGATGACGGTTCCTTGCCCCGCCTGCGCCGAGCCGGCGACCGATCCCCTCGGCCGCCTTGTCCAGGCCGTCGTCGCCCAAGCCGATGCCGCGGAAGCCGCGGCGCCGGCACCGGCAGTTCCGGAGCCCGCGCCCGCCGCCGGGCAGTTGACCCTGTTCTGAGGCCGGCCATGGCTGATCGCAAGCCCCTCACCCTCGACGACCTCGACCGAGAGGAGCTGCTGGCGCTCGCGCGCGAGTGCTGCCTCGTCCACCAGCGCGACCTCGTGTGGGCGCGCTACCAGGTGGCCAGTCGCCGCGCCCGCGCCGCCCGCGACGAGTCCGACGCCGCCTGGGATCGCTGGCTCCGCGCGGCCGATGGCCGCTCCAAGGCGTTCGCCGCCGGCGACGACCGGGCGATCATCAAGGCGATGGAGGCCGAACTCGCCGCGGAGGCGGCGAGGGATCGCGCCGAGGCCAAGGTTCGCCGCCTGGAGGTCCTCAAGGAGCAGCTCTACAAGATCCACCAGGAGCTGCCGTCATGACCGCCGCCCGCCCCGTCCCCGCCGGCCGCAAGGCCCTGCTCGCCGCGGTGCATGCGGCGAAGCGGGCCAAGGGCCTCGACGACGACACCTATCGCGACATGCTGGAGGCCAGGACCGGCCGGCGCTCGGCCGCGGACCTCACCGACGCCCAGCTGCACCAGGTGCTCGACCACCTCAACGGGGTGCAGGGCCCTGGCCGCAAGCCCGCCGCCGGCGCCGTCGCGGCCAAGGCCCGCGCGCTGTGGATCTCGCTGCACGCCTTGGGACTGGTCTCGGACCCCTCCGAGAGGGCCCTCAATTCCTGGGTCAAGCGCCAGCACGGCGTCGACGACCTGGCCTGGGTCCGCGCGGCCGAGTCCTACGCCGTGATCGAGGGCCTCAAGCAATGGGCCACCCGGGCCGGCGTCGACTGGGGCTACCACCCCAACCCGCGGCGCTGCGTGCTGGCCGCCCAGTGGCGCCTGCTGGCGGCGGCCGGCGCCGCCCCGGCGGCTACGCCGCCAGATCCAACGATGGCGCGGAACGCGCCGGCGCTGGACCTGTCCGCCCACTGCTACGCCGTCACCCGCTGCCCTTCGGCCGCCCTGGCCGAGCCGGCCCAGCTCGACCGCCTGATCGCCGAGCTGGGGGAGCGGGTGCGGGCGTTGCCCCGGGAGGCCGCCGATGAGTGACCATGTCATCCCGTTCGGCCCGCCCGTGCCGGTGGTCCCGGCCGGCCATTTTTGCCGGCTCCCGTTCAACCCCGAGGACATGGAGGCGCTGTGGCGGATCGTCGGACCGAGCGTGGCGCGCAACATGGCCAGGGGCCAGCCCATGTGGCGGGTCATCGTCGCCGCCTATGCCGAGGGCCTGTCCCATGGCGCGGCAGCCGAGAGGGAGTGGTGCGCCGATGCCTGACACCCCCACCTCGCTGCAACTGCCCGGGATCCTCGGCGAGCTGGCCCGACGCGGCTACGGCGGCCAGGCGCTGGCCCTGGCCAAGTCCTGGGGCGGCACCAAGCGCTACATCCCCCCGATCCCGCGCGAGGGCATGGCGCTGGTGGCGATCATCGGGCTGGATGCCGCCCAGGCTTTGGCCGAGATTATCGCCGGCATGTGCGGCGACAGCCAGCAGGACATCCCCCGCGCCGCCGGGCTGGAGAGTGTCAAGATCGAGATCCTGGGCCACCCCGGCGGCACGCGGGCCACCGCCATGGCGCTGGGCTGCACCGAGCGCTACGTGCGCATGGTGCGCAATTCGGGCGAGCACCGCGACGACCACCAGCCCGGGCTGTTCGATTGACGGGCCGGCCCGGCCCGGCGACAATCGACGCGCTCCCGCCGCCCCGGCCCCGGAAGATGTTCCGGTAAGCCACTCCCCCTCCACCCCCCCTACCTTCGTCGCCAGGTTGCACCCTGGCGGCGAGGGCCCCATGCTCACCCCCGACGGCATCATCGACACCCGCACCGGCCGGGTGCTGTTCAAGCGCGAGGAACTGGCCTGCAAGGGCTCCGGCCTGCTGCAGCTGGCGCCGGGCTTCGCCGAGGCGCTGGCCTACCTCCGTGTCCTGTTCGACCGGCCCATGTCGGTCAACTCGTGCTGCCGGTCGGCGGCCCACAACCGGACCATCGGCGGGCACGCGCGCTCGCTGCACGTCTGCGACGACCCGGCGCACCCCACCGGCGGTGCCGCCGCCATCGACATCGCCAGCCGCGACACCGCCACCAACCTCGACCTGGTGCGCCTCGCCCTGCCGCTGGGCTGGTCGGTCGGGGTCGCCAAGTGGGGCATCCATCTCGACCGCCGGGTGGACTTCGGTCTGCCCCAGGGTCTGTTCGGCTATTAGGGAGACCGCCCATGGGAAAGCTCATCGCCGCCGCCGTGCTGCTGGGGATCGTCGCCCTCGACCTGGTCCTGGGGTGGTACTTCGCCAAGGCTGCCCTCGTCACCAACGCCATCCTCGCCCTCGCCGGGGCCGCCGCCGTCGTCTACGTCCAGCTGCCGACCTCGGACCGCGGAAACGCCATGGAGGATCCCTACGGCGTCGCGCTGCTGATGCTGCTGGTCGCCGGCACCGGCGCGGTCGTCATCGGCGCAGTCGGCTTCGGCTGGGCCTGGTGGGTGCTGCGCTGATGATCGGCACCATCCTTACCCTGCTCACCGGGGCGCCCGCGCTGATCGACGCCGCCCGCTCGCTGTTCTCCGACCAGACCGGCGAGCAGCTGCCCCAGGACGCCACCCCCGAGCAGGTGGCGGAGCGCATCGAGGCGCTGCCCCCGGAGAGCCGCAACGCCATCCTGGTCCGGCTGTACGAGCACCGTGAGAAGCTGCAGGGCCTCGACACCGACCGCTTCAAGGCCCTGACCGAGGGCGATGCCGCCAAGGTGGCCGCCACCGCGCGGCCCGAAATCGCCAGGCAGGCCATGGCGGTGGTGACGATGTTCGCGCGGGGGATCTCGGTCCTGTTCGTGGTGACCGTGCTCGAATGGTTCGCCCGTCTGGTCTGTGCGGCGGCGGGCTTGTCGTTCCCCGAGGTCAGCCTGTGGGACCTGATCGCCCGGGCGGCGCCGGTCACCGAAATGATCTGGGCGCCCATGCTCGGCAGTTTCTGGGCCTGCGTGGAGATCATCAAGAAGTACATGGGCGCCCGGGAACGGGACAAGGCGCAGCAGTACGAGATGATGGCCGGCCGCCCCCTCAGCGCCGCCGCCGCCACCGTCGAGGCCGCCGGCGGCGCCCTTGCCGGCATCGTCAAGGCGTGGAGGCGCTGATGGCCACCGAATGGAAAGGGGCGGACCTGGTCCTCAAGGTCATGGGGGTGGTCGGCCCCCTGCTGTCGCTGGTGTTCGGCTGGGCCTGGTGGTCGCTGCGCAGGGCGATGGTGACCCACGAGCAGTTCGCGCTCTACCGCGAGGCCCACGGCGAGGAGCACGACGAGCTGTCCGAGCGCCTGAGCCGCGGCGAGGAACGCTTCGCCCGGCTGGAGACGACGCTGGCCAACCTGCCCACCAAGGACGAGGTGGCGGGCCTGCGCATCGAGATGGAGCGCCTGTCCGGCGACCTCCGGGTGGCCAGTGCGATCCTGCATCGGGTCGAGCATCCGGTCCGGACCATGATCCAGGCGGCGCTGGAGGAGGGCAAGTGAGCGACGTGATCATCGAGAGCGCCCGGCTGGCCATCCTGCGGTTTCTCGCCGATGACGCCGACTACGCCCACAACACCTCGGTGCTGCAGGATCTGCTGGGCACCATCGGCTTCGGCATGAGCCGCGATCAGGTGGAGACCCAGTGCGCCTGGCTGGCGGAGCAGGGCCTGGCCGTCACCGACCGGCGCGGCGCCGTCACGGTGGTGACCCTGACGAGCCGCGGCCTCGACGTCGCTGCCGGCAGGGCCCGGGTGCCGGGCGTTAGACGACCCTCGCCCATGGACATCATGGCCGCCGCCTCTAACGCGGCCCGCGACCGGCTGGGCGGCTGACATGGCCCACCCGCCGGAGAAGCGCCTGGCCGTCCGCGCCGCCTATGTGGTCGACAAGCTGGACCTGGAGCAGGCGGCGGCCCGCCATGAGGTGCCCTACGACACCGCCCGCAAGTGGAAGTCGGCCGACGCCGCCAGGGGCGACGACTGGGACAAGGCCCGCGCCGCCCATTCGCTCACCAGCTCCGGCGCGGGCACCATCGCCCAGCTGGTGCTTCACGACTTCCTGCAGATGTACCAGGCCACGGTCGACGCCGTGCGCGACGACGGCACCCTGCCGGCCATGCAGCGGGCCGAGACCCTGAGCCGCCTCGCCGACGCCTTCCAGAAGACGATGAGCGCGGTCGCCAAGGCCGCCCCCGATCTCGGCCGGTTCGCGGTGGCGACCGACCTGCTGCAGGACCTGGCCGCCTACGTGGCCCAGGAGTTCCCCGAACACCGTCCGGCGCTGCTGGAGATCCTGGAGCCGTTCGGCGCCTTCGTGGCCAAGAAGTACGGCTGATCCCATGGCCAGGGAGCGGGACCCGAAGGACTTCCTCAGGCAGATCGCCGACATCGCCGCGGCGATGCGGTCGCGGATCGAGGCCGAGGTGGACGGCTTCGACGCCGACCCTCGGGCTGCCCGCGAGCGCCAGCGCCTGGCGCTGGCCGACTTCGCCTACTTCTGCCGGACCTACTTCCCCCACCACGTCAAGGGCGAGCCCAGCAGCTTCCACACCTTCCTGTTCGAGCGCCTGCCGTCGATCGCGGCTGCGCCGGAGGGATGTCGCGACCTGATCGCGGCGCCGCGCGGCAACGCCAAGTCCACCTATGCCAGCCAGCTGTTCGTGCTGTGGTGCCTGGTCACCCGGCGCAAGCGCTATGCGGTGCTGATCTCGGACAGCTTCGACCAGGCGGCGGTGCTGCTGGAGGGGATCAAGGCCGAGCTGGAGGCCAATCCCCGGCTGGCCACCGATTTCCCCGACCACTGCGGCGCCGGTCCGACCTGGCAGGTGGGCGTCGCGGTGCTGAGAAGCGGCGCCAAGCTGCAGGCCGCCGGCTCGGGCAAGAAGCTGCGCGGCTTCCGCCACGGAGCGCAGCGCCCCGACATCGTCATCCTCGACGACATCGAGAACGACGAGAACGTCCGCACCCCCGAACAGCGCGACAAGCTGGAGGCCTGGGTCGACAAGGCGGTGGATCCCCTGGGACCGCCCGACGGATCCATGGACATCATCTTCGTCAACACCTTCCTCCACCACGATGCCGTCGCCCGGCGCAAGAGCCGCAACCCGATGTGGCGGTCGGTGGTGTTCAAGGCGGTGATCCGCTGGCCGGACCGGATGGACCTTTGGGACCGGTGGGAGGAGACCTTGCGCAACGAGGGCGAGGAGGCGGCCGACGCCTTCTACGCCGCCCGCCAGGCCGAGATGCTGGCCGGCTCGCAGGTGCTGTGGCCGGCAGTGCAGCCGCTGGTCCGGCTGATGAAGATCCGGGTGCGGGTCGGCCGCCAGGCCTTCGACAGCGAGTACCAGAACGACCCCCTGGACGAGGCCGCGGCGCTGTTCGCCCAACTGCAGTTCTGGGTCAACCGCCTGCCCGAGTGGGTGTTCGTCGGTGCCTGCGACCCCAGCTTGGGCAAGAACAACCGGCGCTCCGACCCTTCGGCCATCCTGGTGGGCGGCCTCAACCGCGAAACCGGCATCCTCGACGTCGTCGAGGCCGACATCCGCCGCCGCCTTCCCGACCGGATCATCGAGGACGTCATCGCCTGGCACCAGCAGTACCGGACGCTGAAGTTCGGGGTCGAGGTGGTGCAGTTCCAGGAGTTCCTGCGCACCGAGCTGGTCAAGCGCTCGGCCGCCAGGGGCTGCCCGGTGCCGGCGGTGGCGATCACCAACTCGACCGACAAGAGCTTGAGGATCGAGAGCCTTCAGCCGCACGTGGCCAACGGCCTGATCCGGCTGCATCCCGGCCAGACCACGCTGCTCGATCAGCTGCGCCACTTCCCCCAGGCCGACCACGACGACGGTCCCGACACGCTGGAGATGCTGTGGCGCCTGGCGCAGAGCATCCGCTCCGGCGCCGGCGTCATCAGGTCCGCCGGCCGGCGCGCCGCTTCCAACCGCAACCTCGCAGGGTTCCTGTCATGAGCAAGGCCGATCTCCGCCGCGAAGTCGCCAGTGCCAGCCGCGACATCTTCGTGCCCGTGTTCGGCAACCTGATGCGGCCGACCGACGACGTCCTGCTCGCCCAGGGCGGCGGCAAGGGCCTGGGCATCTACGAGGAGCTGGAGCGCGACCCCCACACCTATGCGGTGCTGATGAAGCGCAAGCTCGCGCTGGTGGCGCGCGACTGGGAGGTCGAGCCCGGGGGATCGAAGCGCGAGGACCGCAAGGCGGCCGAGCTGGCCGAGCGCGTCCTCGGCGGCGAGTGGGGGCTGTCGTTCGACAAGGTCTGCGTCGACCTCCAGGACGCCGTGCTCAAGGGCTACGCGGTGGCCGAGGTGATATGGGCCGAGATCGACGGGCACTGGATACCCGTCGAGGTCAAGCCCAAGAACCAGCGCCGCTTCGTCTTCGATCCGGACGGCCGGGTGCGCATGCTGACGCTGGCCAACATGATCGAGGGCGAGGAGCTGCCGGAGCGGAAGATCCTGGTCCACCGCTTCGGCGACAAGACCGGCGACCCCTACGGCCGCGGCCTGGGGCACCAGCTGTTCTGGTGGATCTACTTCAAGCGGATGGCCGCCCAGTTCTGGCTGGTGTTCGCCGAGAAGTTCGGCTCCCCGACCGTGGTCGGGGAGTACGAGGACACGATGCCGCCCGAGGAGCAGGACAGGCTCCTGGACCACCTGACGCGCCTGTCCAACGAGAATGCGCTGATCGTGAAGGCCGGCACGGCGGTCAAGTTCCTCGAGGCGGTGCGCTCGGGGTCGGTGACCTATCCCGACCTGGTCGAGTACTGCGACCAGCAGATCACGCTGGCGGTGCTTGGCAACACGCTGACCACCACCGTGGGCGATTCGGGGAGCAGGGCGCTCGGGGACGTCCACGCGGGGGTCGAGGAGACCATCGTCGACGCCGACGCCGACATGCTCTCGGCCACCCTCAACAGCCAGCTGCTGGCATGGATCACCTGGCTCAACTACCCGTCCGCCCGCCCGCCCCGGGTATGGCGCCCCAGGCCGACGGCCGAGGCCGAGGCTGCCAAGACGGAGCAGGAGCAGATCAAGGCCCTTCAGGCCGCGCTGGGCTTCGTCGAGGCCATGCGCCGGGCGGGGTGGGAACCGGAGGATCCGTCCGCGGACCTGACCGAGCTGTGGCGGGGCAAGTGGACCTTCACCGGCAAGCCGGCGGAGCCGGAGCCGGAGCCGGAACCGCAGGAGGGCAAGGAGCCTCCCCAGCTCGCGGCACCCGGGCCTGCCGGCTTCGCCGGCAATCCGACAAGCGGCGGGCCTGCACCCGCCCGGCCGAAGCCCCGCGATACGGCCGACGACCTGGCCGACCAGCTTGACCTCGCCGCCGCCGGCGCCATGGAGGCGATGATCGACCGGGTCCGGGAGGTGATCGCCGGCGCCGGCAGCCTGGACGACGTCGCCCACCGGCTGCTGGCCGAGTACGGCACCGTCGACGCCGGCGAGCTCGCCGAGGTGCTGGGCCAGGCGATGCAGGCCGCCGCCCTGTCGGGCGCGGCGGAGGAGGGCCCGTGACCGTCCGTGGCCAGCCCCTGCCGTTCGAGGAGGCCGTCGACTTCCTGCGGCAGAAGGTGCGGCTGCCCAGCCGCGCCTGGACCGACCTCAAGCAGGCGGCCCATGCGCGCGGCTTCGTGGTGGCCGGCGCGACGGTGGACGCGCTGCTGGCCGACTTCCACGCCGCGGTCATCAGGACGGCCGCGGAAGGCCGCACGCTGGCCGATTTCCGCAGGGACTTCGACACCATCGTCGCGCGACACGGCTGGACCTACCGGGGCAAGCGCGGCTGGCGCTCGGCGGTCATCTACAACACCACCATGCGCATGGCCTTCCAGGCCGGCAAGTGGGCCCAGGCCAGGCGGATCGGCACCGCCCGGGCGGCCAAGGGCGAAACCGTCTACCTGCGCTACAGCGCCGTCCTCGACGGCAGCACCCGGGACGAGCACCGCGCCTGGCACGGCATCGTCCTTCCCCAGGACCATCCCTGGTGGGCCACCCACGCCCCGCCCAACGGCTGGGGCTGCCGCTGCAGCATCGAGATCCTGACCAAGGCCGACCTGGGTCGCCGCGGGCTGGCGCCGACCCGGGACGAGGACCTGCCGCCAGCGGAGCCCGAACCCCGCACCGTCAACACCCCGTTCGGGCCCGAGGACTGGCCCACCCCGCCCGGCATCGACACCGGCTTCGGCTACAACGTCGGCGAGGCCTGGCTGTCGGGCGCCGTGCCCGCGCCGTTGCAGCACCCGCTGCCGCCGCCCGGGATGCCCGGCCCGGCGCACACCTTGCCCCCCCTGACGCCGCATCCGCCCGATCCGGCGCGGCTGCTGCCCCGGGGGCTGAAGGAGGAGGAGTACGTCGACCGCTTCCTGGCCGAATTCGGTGCCGCGCGGGGCCTGCCGGCGCCGTTCCGGGACGTGTCCGGCACTCTGCTGGCCTTGGGTGAGGAGCTGTTCCTCGACCGCCGCACCGGCGGCTGGAAGGCGGCCAAGAACGGCCGCGAGGTCTACCTGCTGACGCTGGCCGACGCGCTGAAGGACCCGGACGAGATCTGGCTGGACTGGTTCCCCGGCGGCGGTGGTCGCTGGGTGCTGCGCCGGCGCTACCTCAGGGCCATCACCTTGCCGAATGGCGCCGGGGCACTGACGAGCTTCCAGTGGACGGCCGCGGGGTGGGAGGGGCGCACGGTCTTTCCGCCGGAAACCGCCAGCTACCTGGCCGGCCAGCGCAAGGGAGTGCTGCTGTGGAAGAGACGTTAGGAGCCGGGATGCCCACCATCCCGGCCCGGCATCGGCCCCGAACGATCACGGTGGGCGCGCCGGGCCGATGCATGACCAATATACGCCCGCTGCCCCGACCTTTCAATCGCGGCCCGCTGGCAGCCGAAAGGCGGGCAGCCGCCCCGGGGCACCGGCCGAAGGCAATACCCCCCGTTAAACCCCCGTTAGACCGGCGGGAAGGGGCATTCCGATCGTCCTGCAGACCCCGCCTGTCGAAAGACGGTTGCCGGCAGGCCGCGCCCGGCTCAAGATCGGGGCTCCTCCCCCCAGTCCCGACGGCCACGCGGAAACGTTTCCGCGCCGACAGCCGCATCCCCGTCCGGCACCCTGCACCCTGCTTCCAACCAGCGAGGGTGGTGCCGTGACCGTGTCCATCCAGGCCGTCGAGATCCTCAAGCCCGGCACCTTCTGGGACGCCACCGGGCAGAAGGTCGTGCTGACGCTGGACGATCTCAAGGAACTCGCCGCCGGATACGATCCCGAGCTGCAGGACGCGCCGCTGGTGGTGGGACACCCGAAGCTGGACGATCCCCAGTACGGCCGGATCCAGACGCTCCGGCTGGACGGCGAGGTGCTGCTGGCCGATCTCGACCAGGTCGACCCCGAGTTCGCCGAGACGCTCAAGCAGGGGCGCTTCAACAAGCGCTCGCTCGCCTTCTTCGGCCGGCGCTCCAAGGGCAATCCCAAGCCCGGGTCGCTTTACCCGAAGCATCTCGGCCTGCTGGGCGCCAAAGCGCCTGCGGTCAAGGGGCTGAAGCCCATCCAGTTCGCCGCTGCCGACGACGCCACCGTGATCGAGCTGGCCGGACCCGGCTGGCGGCTGTCCCAGCCGGCTTCGCCGGCGGACCAGTATTTGGCGCACCCGGTGCGCCGGGCGCTGCGCTCGCTGGCCGACCTGTTCACGCGCCGGCGCGAGGCCGTCATCGAGAAGGACAGCATCGAGGCGGCCGACAAGGAGGTGCCCGCCTATGCCATCGACGATCTCAGGGCCGCCGCGGCCGAGATCGAAGCGGGGCGAGCCCCCGAGGAGGCCGCCCCCCTATCCGCTCCATCAACCTGCGAGGTATCCATGCCGACACCCGAGGAACTGGCCGCGCGCCAGGCCGAGCTCGACGCCCAGAAAGCGGCGCTCGACGCCCAGAAGAAGACGCTCGACGACCGCGAGGCGGAACTGGCCGCCGCCGAGACGCAGGCCCGCCGCAGGGACGACGAGGCCTACGTCGACGGCCTGATCAAGGAGGGTCGGCTCCGTCCGACCGAACGGGTCGACGTGCTGGCCGAACTGGCGGCGCTCGACGACGGCGAGCCGACCATCCAGCTCGCGGCCGCCGAGGACGGCAAGCCGGTCAGGCTCACCCCCCGGCAGGCCTACCGCCGCCGCCTCGCGCAGGGCCCCAGGCTGGTCGAGCTGGGCGAGGTCGCCGGCGGCGGCGCCGACGCCCAGGGCGTCGTCGCCTTCGCCGCGCCCGACGGCTTCGAGATCGACCGCGGCCGGCTGGAGATCCACCAGCGGGCCAAGGCCTACCAGGCCGCCCACCCCGGCACCGACTACCTCGCCGCCGTCAAGGCGGTCGGCGGCAAGTAAGGGAGGACCCCCAGCATGCAATCCGTTTCCACCCTCACGCTCTCCGTCGTCGCCAGCGGCGCCGTCACCCGCGCCCGGGCGATCGCCTTCGACGGCGCCCAGGCCAGCGTCCAGGGCCAGAAGGTCATGGGCGTGGCCGAGTACGACGCCGCCGACAAGGAGGCCTTCGCCGCCACCGTGAGCGGCACCGCCATCGTCGAGGCCGGCGCGGCGATCGCGGTCGGCGACTCGCTGATCGTGGACGCCCAGGGCCGCGCGATCCCGTCCACCGGCAAGCTGGCCGTGGGCGCCGGCGCGGTCGCCGTCACCAGCTCGGCCGCCAACGGCCAGATCCTCACCGGCGGCGACGCCCCGGAATTCGTGTTCGCCGACGCGCTGGCCGCCGCCTCGGGCGCCGGCAAGTTCGTCGAAGTCCTGCTGCGCTAGGAGGCACCATGCCGCACCTCAATCCGTCCAACGTCCAGGTCGTCGATCCGATCCTGTCCACCCATGCCCAGGGCTACCGCCATCCCGAGCGGGTCGGCCACCTCCTGTTCCCGCGGGTGCCGCACGGCACCGGCCGCGGCCAGGTGCTGGAGTTCGGCAAGGAGAGCTTCAGGCTCTACGCCGCCCGCCGCGCCCCCGGCGGCGCCACCAAGCGCGTGCAGTTCGGCTACCTGGGCAAGCCCTTCGCCATGGTCCAGGACGCGCTCGAAGGCAAGGTGCCGCGCGAGTGGCTCCGCGACGCCAAGGAGGTCCCCGGCATCGACCTCGGCCGGCGGGCCGTCAACACCGTGATGTCCTCGATCACCCTGGGGCTGGAGAACGAGCAGGCCCAGCTGGCCCGCGCCGCCGCCAACTACGACGCCAACCACAAGCTGGCCCTGGCCGCCGGCACCAAGTGGTCGGCCGACACCGGCAAGCCGCTCACCGACATCGCCGGCGGCCGGGAGGCGGTCCGCGCCTCCACCGGCATGGAGGCCAACACCCTGGTGCTGTCGCCGAGCGCCTGGAACGCCGCCAAGGAGAACCCCCAGGTCACCGAGCGGTTCAAGTACACCCAGTCCGGCCCGGTCACGCTGCAGCAGTTCGCCCAGCTGGTCGAGGTCGAGCGCGTGGCGGTGGGCAAGGCGGTCTACGCCGACGACGCCGACACCTTCGTCGACGTCTGGGGCAACGACGCCGTGCTGGCCTACGTGCCGCCGTCGCCCGAGGGCATGGAGGAGCCGTCCTACGGCTACACCTACACCATGGAGGCGCACCCGGCCGTCGAGGTGCCCTACTACGACGCCAACGAGAAGTCCTGGATCTACGGGGTGACCATGGAGCGGGTGCCCGTGCTCACCGGCATCGTCGCCGGCTACCTGATCCAGAACTGCAAGTAGGGGGGCGTCATGACCCGGTACGTCGTCAACACCCCGATCAAGGGGCCCGAGGGCACCATCAGGCCCGGCAAGGTCATCGCCGCCGATCCGGAGGACGAGGACACCGTGGCGCTGGTCGCCTGCGGCGCCCTTTCGCCGGTGCCGGAGACGCTCGACGCCGACGAGGAGGGCGGGGAGGCGCCGCCGCCGCCGGCGAGCAAGCCGGCGCGCACCAAGGCCAAGGGGTGAGGCGTTAGATGTACGCCACCGAAGCCGACATGGTGAACAGGTACGGGCGGGACGAACTGGTCGAGCTGACCGACCGGTCCGACCCGCCCGCCGACGCGATCGACGGTACCGTGCTGGCCACCGCCCTCGACGCCGCGCGAGCCGAGATCGATGCCCATATCGGCCGGGCCTACACCCTGCCGCTGGCCACCGTGCCGCCGATCCTGACCTCGATCGCCTGCGCGATCGCCCGCTGGCGTCTCCACACCGACCAGGAGGACGGCAAGTTCCGCACCGACTACGAGGACGGGGTGCGGATCCTGCAGCGCATCGCCGAGGGCAAGATGGTGCTGGACGTGCCCGACGCCGCCGATCCCGAACCCACCGGCGGACGGGTGCGCGGCCACGCCTCGCCGCGCGTCTTCACCCGCGACAGCCTGAGGGGGTTCTGATGGGTGCCTCCCTGGTCTCCGACTTCTCGGGCCTCGACCGTGTTGGGGATGCGCTGCGCCATCTGGAGGCGGCCACCGGCGACCTGGAGCCCCTGTTCGACGACGTCGGCGCCGCCCTGGTGACCTCGACCCGGGAGCGGTTCCAGGACCAGGTCGGTCCCGACGGCCGGCGGTGGGCCCCGCTCTCGGCCGACACGGTGCTGTCGCGCCTCGGCGGAGCGTCCAGGGCCTACACCAAGGACATGCGCTTCCGCGCCGGCGCCAAACGCAAGCTGGCCGGGGGCATGAAGATCCTCATCCGGCGCGGGCATCTGCGCAACTCGATCACCCACCGCGCCAGCCGCGCCGGCGTCGAGGTCGGCACCGCGATGCCCTACGGCGCCATCCACCAGTTCGGCGGCCAGGCCGGCCGCGGGCGGAAGATCACGATCCCGGCCCGGCCCTTCCTGGGACTGTCGGCCGACGACGAGGACATGGTCCACGCCCGTGTCCAGGCCTACCTCCGGGAGGCGTTGCCGTGATCATCTCCGACCTGGAAAACGCCATCGTCGACCGCCTGGCCGCCCGGTCGGGCACCGGCACGGGGAAGCTGGGCTACACCCTCAGCGTCGACTCCTACGACGGCGAGTTCGACAGCGAGGAGGACCTCGACAGGGCGCGGGTCAAGTTCCCGTGCGCGCTGATCGCGCTGAAGGAGATCGGCCGCGGCATCCCCACCGGCGACGGCCAGCAGGTTTTGCTCTCCTACACCATCTTCGTCGGCACCAAGTCCCGCCGCAACGGCAGGGCCCGGCGGCAGGGCGCCGCCGGCGAGGTCGGCAGCTACCAGGTCGCCTGGGACATCCGGAGCCTGCTGAAGGGCCAGACGTTGGGCTTGGGCGCCGACATCAGCGGCCTGACCCCGGGGCCGGTCACCAGCATCTTCAATGGCCGCAACCGGGGGCAGCCGGTCTCGGTCTACGCCTGCAATTTCACCACCACCTGGTACGAGGACCTGGCGCCGGTCGACGACGACCCGGTCGGCGAATTCCTCTCGCTTGACGTCGCCTGGGACATCCCGCCCTTGGGCAACGTCACCCCGCCGCTGCCGGCCGCCGAGGCCGACCTTCGCGAAACCATCCAGCCGAGGGACGCATGAAGACGCTCCACCTCAAGCCGGCCGAGGGCCGGCTGATCCGCGACCCGGCCACCGGCCGGCCCATCCCGGCCTCCGGCGCCGCGGTGCCCGACACGCCCTATTGGCGCCGCCTGCGCCGCGATGGCGACGTGGTCGACACCACGGCCGAGGCGATCGCCGCCGAAGCCGGGGTCTCCACGGAGGAGCCGTCGCCCATCAGGTCCCGTCGCCGCAGCACGGAGCAGTAACCCATGAACGCGCTCGCCAACTGGTTCAACACCATCCCCATCGACCTGCGGTCCTCGGGCCAGTACGTCGAGTTCAACAACGCCCGCGCCGGCTCCCGGCTGGCGCGGATGCCGGCCAAGATCCTGGTGCTGGCCCAGAAGACCGCCGCCGGCACCGGGACCACGCTGACCCCCATCCGGATCGACAAGGGCAGCGCCGCCGCCCACGCCGCCCAGCTCGCGGGGCGCGGCTCCATGGGTCACCTGATGGTCAAGGCGCTGGTCGCGGCCAACGGCTGGACCGACGTGTACCTCATGCTGCTGGCCGACGACGACGCCGGCGTGGCGGCGAGCGGCTCGATCACCTTCAACGCCGCGGCGCCGGCGGCGGCCACCTTCACGCTCCGCCTCGACGGCACCCGGGTGCGGATCGCGCTGGCGGCCGGCCAGACGGCCGAGGCCATGGCCACCGCGCTGGCCGCCGCCATCAACGCGGAAGCCGACCTGCCCGTCACCGCCGCCGTCGACGGGGTCAACCCCGCCAAGGTGGTGTGGACCTGCCGGTGGAAGGGCGAGACCGGCAACGACATCGACGTCCGCGCCGGCTACGGCGACGAGGAGGCGGCGCCGGCCGGCCTGAACTTCACGCTGGCCGCCATGAGCGGGGGCGCCGCCAACCCCGACATCGGCGACGCGATCTCGGCCGTGGCCAACGACTGGTACACCGACGTGGTCTGCCCCTACACCGACGCCGACAATCTGGCCCAGCTCGACGCCGAGGGCGAGCGCCGCTGGGGCGGGGTGGTGCAGATGGACTGGCACGCCTATGTCGGCCGGCGCGGCACCCAGGGCGAGCTGGCCAGCTGGGGCAACGGCATGAACTACAAGCACGTCACCGCCCTCGGCGCCAAGGCCTCGCCCTCGGCGACGTGGCGCTGGGCGGCGACGCTGGCCGGGATCTGCGCCTTCGAGGCCGGCCAGGACCCGGCGCGGCCCTACCAGACCCTGGCCCTGCCGCGCGCGGAGGTGCTGGCGCCGCTGGTGGCCGACCGCTTCATGCTGGAGAGCCGCAACGCCCTGCTCAAGGACGGCGTGTCGACCTGGTGGGCCGACGACGACGGCACCGTGCGGCTGGACAACATCATCACGATGTACCAGCGCAACGCCTACGGGTTCGAGGACACCTCGTACCTGCAGATCGAGACCAAGAAGACCCTGGGCTTCATCCGCTATTCCATGCGGGCCCGCATCGCCCAGCGTTTCCCCCGCCACAAGCTGGCCGGGAACGCCACCCCGCGGCGCGCCGGCGACTTCCTGGTCCGCCCCGTCGACATCGCCGACGAGCTGATCGCGCTGGCGGGCGACTGGCAGGATGCCGGCCTGGTCGAGGACATCGAGCAGTTCAAGTCCGAGCTGGTGGTCGACCGCGACGGCAACGACCCCAACCGGGTGAACGCCATCGTCCCGCCCAACCTCGTCAACCAGTTCCGGGTGTTCGCGGCCCGGGTCGACTTCATCAACTAGGAGACGCCGATGCCCAAGCTGTCCGGCGAGGCCAAGATCACCAGGAACGGGGCGGTGCTGCGCGTGCTGCCCGATGTCGAGTTCGACCCCGGCGGCACCGACTTCGAGGGCCACGCCGGGCCGATGGGGACCATCAACGGCCACACCGCCAAGACGCGCCTGCCCAGCCTCAAGGCCAAGGCGCAGATGGCCGCGGGCGAGAAGATGGCCGACCTGACCTTCGAGGACGCCACCGTGGTGGTGACGCTGGACACCGGCCAGCGCTTCATCCTGCGCGGGGCCTACGGCTCGGCCAAGGCCTGGAAGGCCGGCAAGGGCGAAGTCGAGATGGAGATCTCGGCCGACAACCCGGCCGAGGAGGTGTGACATGGCCGAGATCCGCGTGCCCCTGCCCAAGGGGTCGAAGTACGGCGAGCGCACCGCCACCGCCGGAGTCTTACGCGAGCTGACGGTGAAGGACATCATCGGCGCCGGCGAGGACGCCGAGAAGGTCATGGTGGGGGCCGACAGGGAGTACCACCTGGTGCAGAGCCCGACGATGGCCGGCTTCCACCTGCTGCGCCGCCAGCTGGTCCGGCTGGAGGACGAGGCCGGCACCGTCGTCGACGGCCCGCTGGACCCGGAGATGGTCTTCAAGCTGGAGGCCGAGGACTTCCTGGCGCTGCAGGAGGCCGCCCAGGGCCTGGACCGGGCCGCGGCGAGGGCCGTCGAGGGGATGGCCGCCCGGGGGCGAGGTCACCCGGCATCGTGACACGTACACCGAGGTGCTGATGATCCTGCCCTTGAGGGTCGGCGGCACCAGGGCGGACGTGCTGGCGATGCCGGTGCGCGAGATGGGACGGGTGACCAGCAGACTGGCGGAGCGCGATGGCTGACCTTGCCACCTACATCGGCCTCTACGTCAGGGGCAACGCCAAGGAGAAGGCCGGCGAGATCGAGCGGGCCTTCGGCCAGCTCGCCGCCCGGGGCGAGCGGATGATGGGAGGCCTGGGGCGCAGCTTCGGCCTGGTCGGCCGGGGGCTGGACGGCCTGGCTAACCGCTACACCGCCGTGCTGTCGGGGGCGGCGGGGGTCGGGGCGGTCAAGGCGGTTGGCGACCTCAATACCGAGATGATCAAGCTCAAGCTGGCTGCCGGCGCCAACTCGGAGACGATGGAAGGCCTGAAGAAACAGATCTTCGAAGTCTCGCGAATGCCCCACATCAGCGTCGATCCGACGCAGTTGCTGGGGGGCATAGCCGAAATCGTCACGCGGACCGGCGATCTCGAATACGCCAGGGCCAACATGGAGGCCATAGGCATTTCCATGCGGGCCACCTTCAGCGGCGGTGCCGAGATCGGCGGCATGGCGGCCGAACTGCGCAAGTTCGGCGCCACGGTCGGCGACAGCTTCGCGGTCCTCAAGGCCCAGGGCGACGTCGGCGCCTTCACACTGGGGGCGCTGGCGCAGCATGGGCCGGAGCTGATGTCGGCCTATGCCGTCATGGGGAGGGCTGGCGTCGACGCGGTCCGCGAATTCGGGGCCATGGCCCAGATAGCCATGCAGGGCACCGGCAAGGCGGACGTGGCGAAGACCGCCGTGGTCTCGCTGATCAACGAACTCCAGGATGCCGAAAAGCAAGCCAAGCTGAAGAGCGTGGGCATCCAGCTTTTCGACCCCAAGGAACTCGAAAAGGGCCGCAAGGTCTATCGCGCGCTGCCGGACATCGTGCGCGACATCATCGTCAAGGCGGGAGGGGATGGCACGAAGATCGGCGGCATCCTCGGGTCCGAGGCGATGAAGGCTATGAACACGGCCATCACGAATTACCAAAAAAAGGGGAACTTCGACGAGACGCTGGACATGTTCATGCCCGTGAAGGCGGATCCGGCCGGCCTGATGGAGCAGGCACGGATCGCCGCCGGCTCCTTCGGCGCGGCGATGGACCGGCTGAATGGCGAGTGGAAGATGTTCGCCGACACCAACCTGGCGACCCCCGTCCAGGAACTGGCCACCGCCATCGCCTCGCTGGACGCGGCCAAGGTGCAGTCGACGATGAAGGCCTTTGCCTACGGCGCGACCGCCATCGGCGGCCTGGTGGCCGTGAAGAAGGGGATCGACGGCGTGCGCTGGACGATGGACACGGTCCGGTATGTCCGCGGCGGCACCGCCGGACGAGCGGGAGTCGGCGGCACCGCCGCGGAGGCGGCCGGTGCCCTGGGCGCCGGCCAGCCGATGCCGGTGGTGGTGACCAACTGGCCGGGCGGGTTCGGGGGCGGCGGGGCAGGCATCGTCGATGTCCCTGCCGGCGGACAGCCCCAGCGCGGCGGCAGGGCCAGGGGCGCGCTTGGGCGCATGGCCGGCCGGGCGAGCCAGATCCTGCGCCTGGCCGGGGGCAAGGCGGGGGCGATCGCCGCGATCGCCAGCGGCGCCGTCGACGCCGGCCTGTCGCTGGCCGCCGGCGACACCCAAGGTGCGGTCGGCGCGGGAGGGCGCACCGCCGGCGCGCTTGCCGGCGCCGCAGGAGGGGCGGCGCTGGGTAGCGTGGTCCCCATCGTCGGCACCGCCGCTGGCGGCCTCATCGGCGGCGCCGTCGGTGCCTGGGGCGGCGAGGAGGGCATGCGCAAGCTCTACGACTGGCTGACCAAGAAGGAGGAGGCTGCACCGGCGAAGGTCGAGGGAACCATGGCGATCGATGTGCGCACCGCCCCTGGCGTCGAGGCCAGGGTCACCCGTCTCGGGTCATCCGGCGGTCTGGACATCGACGTCGGCCATACACTGGGGCCGTGAATGTCACTTGCGCGCCGCGGCCACCACCATCGCCACCAGCACCATCGCCACCAGTCTCATGGCCCCCTCCCTGCAACCAACAGGGGGCAAGCATGAGCTGGAAAGACAAGCTGCGCAAGGCTTCCTTCCGGGGGGTGGAGTTCTGGTGGGAGGACGTGGACAGCACCTTCGGCCGGCGGATCGTCACCCACGAGTATCCGCAACGGGATGGCGGCTGGGCCGAGGACCTGGGACGGAAGCCGGCGGAATTCAGTATCACCGGCTATGTCCTCGGGGCCGACTACCTGTCGGCCCGCGACGCGCTCGAGGGAGCCTGCGCTGCTGCCGGCGCCGGCACCCTGGTGCATCCGACCCGGGGCGAGATCAGGGTCGTGTGCAAGGAATGCACCGTCCGCGAGAGCACCCGCGAAGGCGGCATGGCCCGCTTCGACCTCAAGTTCGTCGAGGAGGGCGACAACCGCTACCCCGAGAGCCGGCCCGACAAGGCCCAGCAGGTGCCCATCCACGTCATCGCCGCCGCGGAGGTCGTCACCGACGACTTCGCGGAGGAGTGGGACACGCTCGGGCTCGACATCCTGGAGCTGGATGCGATCGCGGCGCTGGGCGAGCTGGTCGCCGAGATCGAGGACGCCTTCGCCGGCCCGCTGGCGCTGGTGCGCAATGCCCAGGGCAAACTGGCCCTGCTGTCCCGGCTGATCAACGATCCGCTGTCGATGGTGCGCGGGCCGCGGGAACTGGCGGCGGCGCTGATGGGTCTGTTCAGCTCGCTCGGCAGCCTGGGGGGCTTCGGCACGGCCGAGCGGCGGCGCTCCCATGCCATGGCCGGCCTGGCGTCGCTGATCCGAACCGCCAACACCACTGCCCCGGCCGGCTTCGCCGGCAATGCTGGCAATGGCGGGGCGGCGCGCCAGGAGGTCAACCGGGCGGCGCTCGACGCCCTGATGGCCAGGGGTGCTGCGGTCGCCGCGGCCGGCGTCGCCGCCAAGGCCGCCTTCGACAGCCGCGACGACGCCATCGCCACCCGCGACCAGGTGGTCCGCCTGCTCGACGAGGTGCGGACGGACCCTGCTGCGGCCGGACCCGTGTTCGAGGCCCTGACGGACCTGAGGGCGGCGGTGGTGGCCGATATCGGCGCCAGGGCCGGCGACCTGGCGCGGCTGCGCCGGGTCGAGACCGGCGACACCCTGCCGGCGGCGGTGGTGGCGTACCGCGAACTGGGCGACGCCGCCCGCGCGCCCGAGCTGCTGGCCCGCAACCGGCCGCTGATCCGCAACCCCCTGTTCGTGCCGGCGCACACGGTGCTGGAGGTGCTCGATGCCTGAGGCCAGGGACATCGTCACCCTGCGGGTCGAGGGCACCGACTGGGCCGGCTGGACCTCGGCCACCATCAGCATCGGCCTGGACCAGATCGCCGGCGCCTTCCGCCTGGGCGTGACCGAGCGCTGGCCCGGCTCGGGGTATCGGCCGATCGGCAAGGAGGACGCCTGCGCGCTGCTGATCGGCACCGACGTGGTGATCACCGGCCATGTCGACGAGGTGGAGCGCGAGCTGGCCAAGGACACCCACGCCATCACCGTCACGGGCCGCGACGCGACGGCCGAGCTGATCGACTGCGCCGCCACCAACGAGCCCGGCGAATGGCACGACCGCGACGGCGCGGCCATCGTCGCCGACCTGTGCCGGCCGTTCGGCATCGGTGTCCGGGTGGCCCAGGGAGGAAGCCTGGGGGCGCCGTTCAAGGTGTTCACGCTGCAGAAGGGCGAGACCGCCTTCGCGGCGATCAAGCGGCTGTGCGCCGCCCGGGGCGTGCTGCCCTTTTCCGACGGCGCCGGCGGCCTGGTGCTCGGACCGGGCAAGCCGGAGCGCGTCGCCACCGCGCTGGTCGAGGGCGTCAACGTGCTTGCCGCCACCGCCAGGGACACCCGGCTGGAGCGCTGGCGCGACTATACCGTGCTGTCGCAGTCGGGCCTGTGGGACGACGCGAACGCCAACGCCGGCACCAAGGGCACCGCCCACGATCCCGGCCTGCGGCGGTATCGCCCGCGCGTCCGCCTGGCCGACGACCTGGCCGACGGCATCACGGCGTCCGATCAGGCGGCCTGGGACGCCAAGGTCGCCCGGGCCAAGGCCGGATCGTGCGTGGTCACCGTGCAGGGCTGGCGGCATGAGGGCGGACTGTGGCGGCCCAACACCCTGGTGGAGGCGCGGCTGCCCTCGGTTGGGGTGGCAGGCGAACGGCTGGTCGCCGGGGTCGAGTACTCGATCGAGCGCCGCGGCGGCACCGTGGCCAAGCTGTCGCTGGTCGGCCCGGGGGCGTTCGACCTGCTGGCCGAGCGGGAGGACGGCGGCGAAGGGGGAATCCGATGGTGAGCCGCGAGACGATGATGCGCTGGATCGCCGCGGCGCTGGCCCCCGTCGAGCGCCGCCTGGCGATGCTGCTCGGGCGCGGCGTCCTGATGGCGCTGGAGGTCCGCGGCGGGCTGCTGGTGGCGCAGGTCCAGGGCCTGCCCGGCGAGGTGCTGGCCGGCCGCGAGTACGTGCAGGACTACGGGCTGTCGAGCCGCCCCCACCCGGGTGCCGAGGCGTTAGGGGGGTACCTGGCGGGGTTGCGCTCCAACGGCGTGGTGATCCGCATCTTCGACCGCCGCCACTTCCTCGGCCTGGAGTACGGCGAGGTGGCCATCCACGACGACCTCGGCCAGAAGGTCCACCTCACCCGCACCGGCATCGAGGCCGTCACGTCCCTCGACGGCCTGGTGGAGGTCGGCGGCGACCTTGTGGTGCGCGCCGGTGGCAAGCTGCTGCTGGAGGGCGAGGACGTGGTGATCCGCGGCCGGCGGTCGGTGATGCGCGACGTCGGCGGCTACGCCGAGCGCCTGACGCTGGTCTCCGAGGGCCAGCTGGTGTCCGAGGTGTGGCAGGAGCCGGCCGTCGTGACCGCCGTCCCCGACCACGGCTACCCGGCGCCGGCGGAGGCGGCCCCCTATGGCTGACCGGCTGATCCAGCTCGAGCCCGAGCGCATGGCCGGCGACCTGGTGCTGTCGGCCGGCGCCGTCGCCACCACCGACGGCTTCGACACGGCGGTGGCCATCTCGCTGTTCACCGACGCCCGCGCCCGGGCCGACGACCGCCTGCCCGACGGGGCCGGGGGCGACCCCAGGGGATGGTGGGCCGATCCCCAGATGGGCTCGCTGCTGTGGCTGCTCGCCCGCGAGAAGCAGCTGCCCGAGGTGCTGCGCCGGGCCCGCGAGTACGCCGAGGCGGCCCTGGCCTGGATGACGGCCAAAGGCTACGCCCGCAAGGTGGCGGTGGCGACGTCCGTGCTGCGCGACGGCGTGCTGGGGCTCTCGGTCGAGATCCACCGCACCGACGGCTCACTGTGGCGCCGGGACTACGTCTATCACTGGAGGGCCCATGCCGCTTGAGCGCCCGAGCTACGCCACCATCCGCAACCGCTATCTCGCCACCGTCGAGACACGGCTGCCCGGCGCCGACGCGCGGCTGCCGTATTCGGACCTCGACGTCACCGGCCATGTGCTGGCCGAGGCGGCGAGCAGCCTGTACGAGTTCGGGCTGCGCATCGCCGACCAGATCCTGCCCAACACCGCCGATGCCGACCAGCTGGAGGTGATCGCGGCCGACTGGTCGATCCACCGCAAGCCGGCCGAGGCCGCACAGGGGTCCGTCACCGTGACCCTGATCGGCGATCCCGGGGCGGTGGTGCCGGCAGGCACCCGCATCCAGATCGGCGGGCGCGACTACGCCACGGACGTGGCCGCGACCGTGACCACCGCCACCGCGGCGGTGGCGGTCACCGCCCTGGAGGCGGGTGCGGCCGGCAACGTCGAGGCGGGGGCATCCGGAAGCCTGGTCTCGCCGGTGGCGGGGATTTCGGCCAAGGTGCTGGCCGGCGACATCGTCGGCGGCACCGACCCCGAGACGGACGGCGAGCTGCTGGCCCGCCTGCTGCTCAGGATGCGCCGCCCTCCGCACGGCGGCAACGCCGACGATTTCGAGGGCTGGGCGCTCGACTGCGCCGGGGTGACCCGGGCCTGGGTCCATCGCGGCACGCCCAGGCGGGGCATCGTCACCGTGCTGATCGTCAAGGACGGCAATGCGGGCGGGCCCATCCCCACCGCGGCGGAGGTGGCCGAGGTCCAGGCCTATATCGACCGCCCCGACATCGGCCCGGTCTGCGGCGAATGCGTGGTCCGCGCACCCGACCCGGTGGTCCACGACCTGGTGGTCCAGCTCGACCCCAACACGCCCGAGGTGCGCTCGGCCGCCCTGGAGGCCATTCAGGCGTTTTGGCGCTCCGAGGCCGCCCCCGGGGCGACGATCTCGCTGTCGCGCCTGTCGGCTGCCATCAGCGCCGCCGCCGGCGAGGTCCGCCACCGGATCGTGGCGCCGGCGGCCGACATCGCCCACGCCACCTTCGAAATGGCCGTCCTCGGCGCCGTCACCTTCGAGGCCTACGCATGACCGCGCTCGGGCTGCTGACCGACTGGGTCACCCGGGGGCTGATGGCGCTCCACCCCCGCGGCGCCCTGTGGCCGCGCGATCCCGGCACGGTCCGCTACGAGCTGATGGCCAGTCTCGCCGCCGAGCTGGCCCGCGTGATCCAGGCCTATGAGCAGATCCTGGCCGAGCGGTCCCCCCGCACCGCGCTCCAGCTCCTTGCGGAGTGGGAGGAGGTGCTGGGTCTGCCCGATCCGTGCTCCGGCGAGCCCGAGACCATCGCCGAGCGGCGCGCGATTGCCCACGCCCGCATGATCGCCACCGGCGGCCAGTCCCCGGCCTACTTCGTCGAGCTGGCCCGTGCGCTGGGCTTCGAGATCGAGATCGTCCAGTACCGCGCCCGCTGGTTCGGGCTGCGCCGCTTCGGCGAGTTGTACGGGGGCGAGGACATGCAGTTCACCTGGCGCGTGGTCGAGCGCTCCGGGACCACCAGGCCGCGGCGCTTCGGCGCCGCCTTCCACGGCGAGCCCTACACCGTCTGGGGCAACCTGCCCCTGGTCTGCACGCTGCGCCGCCTGCGCCCCGCCCACACCGAGATCATCTTCTCCTGAGGTCGCCCCATGGACTACCCCCACAGCCAGCCCGACGTCTACCTCCACAACGGCAAGTTCACCGACGGCACCCCCGACGGCCTGATCCCCCCCAGCCGCGATCCGGCCGCCCATGCCAACGCGCTGACCGACGAGATCCTGGGGGTGATCGCCAGCGCCGGCCTGGTGCCGGACGAGGCCGATCTCACGCAGCTCGGCCAGGCGATCGACATCAAGATCACCGCGGCCCTCGCCGTCTACACTCCGGCCGGGTATGCCCAGCTGGCCGGCGGAAACACCTTCACTGGCGCGCAGCGCGGCACCGTGGCGGCGGTGCCCTACGCGGCCACCATCACCCTGGACATGGCGGCATCCAACCACTTCGAGATCGGCGTTCTTGCCGGCAACATCCTGCTGGACAACCCCACCAACCTCGCGCCCGGCCAGGGTGGGTACATCCACCTGCAGCAGGACGCCACCGGCAGCAGGGCGATCAGCTACGGCAGCGCGTGGTATTCCCCCGACGGAGCCCAGGCCCTGTCCTCGGCGCCCGACGCCCGCGACACCCTGGTGTATTACGTCAAGGCCGCGGACCGCATCGTCTATAGCCTCCTCAAGGGGGTCTGATCATGCTGGTGGGCTCCAACATGATGGGCCTGGACGGCCCGGCCTGGTTGGCGTTCAGCGAGACCGCCGAAATCTCGCGCTCGCCCGACGGACAGGCCTGGGGCGGGCTGGTGGCCAATCCGCTCTCCTCCGCCCCCGGCGGCGCCGCCGTGTTCGGCTCGACTGTAGTGGCCGGTCTAGACTCGACGTTGTCAGGGGTTGGCCGTTCGGTCAACCGCGGGAAAAGCTGGTCTGTCGTCGCAACAGGCATGAGCAGCGTCGTGGGGACCACTCGCGGCACCGGACCGGATACGGTGATCGCCACGGGGTACAAGGACGGCGTCCGCGGGATCGTCCGATCGACCGACCAGGGAGTGACCTGGGGGGCCTTCATCCCGGTGCCGCAGCTGACCACCGCCAGTCCGGGGCCGGCCATCGCCGGCAACGGAGCGATCATGTACGCCGACAGCTACGGGGAGATGGCTCGGTCCCTCGACGACGGCGTCACCTGGGGGAATGTGTCCACCCCGACCGCCGGGTCGGTCTCGGTGGGCAATTTCACCCATGTGACCGGCAACATCTGGGTGGCCACCTGCAACTACGGTTACATCGTCCGGTCCACCGACAACGGGGCAAGCTGGGCCTACGTCACCAGTCCCTTGTCGACGTCGGCCCATGGCCAGGCCACGGCCGCCGGGAACGGCATCGTCATGGCCTGCAGTGGCACCGGCCAGATCGCTCGGTCCACGGACCTCGGCGCCTCCTGGGCCCTGGTGACGGCGCCGTTTTCGACCGCCGTCCGCTCGTTGGCCTACGCCAACCGCACCTGGTTGGCCGGGAGTACCGGCGGGATCGTCGCCGTCTCGACCGACGACGGGCTGACCTGGACCGAGCTGATCCAGACGCCGCTGACCACCGACATCTACACCCTCGCGTTCGTGGAGTAGCCGCAATGTGGACCGATGCCAAACTAATCCCCATCGCCGACGGCGCCCCCTACACCGATGCCGATGGACGCCAGTATTCGGGCACTTGGCCCAAGGCCACCATTCCGGGCCTGCAGCGGGTGGCCGAGACCCCGCGGCCCGACGACCGGGCTTGCGAGGTCACGGGCTGGCGGATCGAGATGGTGGCGGGTGTCCCGACCCAGGTCTGGCAGGCGACGGCGCGTACCCTCGCCGAGGTGCAGGCCGCCGCCCTCACCAGGATCGACGTCGCCGCCGAGAGCCATCGCCTTCGCCACATCACCCCCGGCGCCGGCCAGGCTCTGGCTTACAACGCGAAGGAGGCCGAGGCCCGCGCCGCCGTGGCGGACCCCGCGCCCGACCCGGCCGCCTACCCCCACCTGGCTGCCGAGGTGGGGATCACCGCCGCCACCCTGGCCGAGGTCGCCGCCGTGGTGGTGGCCACCGCCGACGCCTGGCGCGCCTACTCCGCCGCCATCGAGGCGGCGAGGCTCGGAGCGAAGGTCCAGATTCGCGCTGCGATCACACCCGAGGCGGTGCTGGCCGCCGAGGCTGCGGTGGTGTGGCCGTGAGCCCGCAAAAGCTCTTGCCGGATTCGGCCGGCGGGGGGAGGGGCGCAGCAACGCCCCAAACCGCGAGAGGGCATCTCGCATGACCAGAACCGGCCGGATATCTGGCCATCCCCGCACCCGTGCACCGGGCGGGGCCGTTGTAATGGTCAATGCCCATGGAGTCCATCCGCTGTGGCTGCGGCCGGCTGCTGCTCAAGGCCGCCGGCCCGCTCGACATCGAGGTCAAGTGCCCCCGCTGCGGGGTTCTCAATCACATCAAGAGGGCCGCGAGCCCCCTGCCCGGAGCGCCCGGAGCGCCAAGGGAAGACAGTTCATGACCGAGACCATCCGCGTCCGCCCGGTGCAGCCCGCGGCGGGCTATGTCGGCGGCAAGCGCAACCTGGCCCGTGCCCTGGTGCCGCTGATCGAAGCCACCCCGCACGAGACCTATGCCGAGCCGTTCGTCGGCATGGGTGGGGTCTTCTTCCGGCGCACCTCCGTTCCCCGGTCGGAGGTGATCAACGACGCTTCCCGCGACGTCGCCACCTTCTTCCGGGTGCTGCAGCGCCACTTCCCCCAGTTCATGGACACCCTCAAGTTCCAGATCACCTCCCGGGCCGAGTTCGAGCGCCTCAGCCAGGTCGATCCCGACACCCTCACCGACCTGGAGCGCGCGGCCCGGTTCCTGTACCTCCAGGTGACCGCCTACGGCGGCAAGGTGGCGGGCCGGACCTTCGGGGTCGATCCGGGACGGTCGGGGCGCTTCAACGTCACCGTCCTCGCCCAGCGCCTGGCCGAGCTGCACGAGCGCATCGCCGGGGTGGTGATCGAGTGCCTCGACTTCGAGCCGTTCATCCGCCGCTACGACCGCGACGGCACGCTGTTCTACGTCGACAGCCCCTACGTCGGCACCGAGGACTACTACGGGAAGGACCTGTTCCAGCGCGAGAGCCTGTGGCGACTGGCCGCACAGCTGAAGGCGATCAAGGGGCGCTTCATCGCCACCAACCTCGACGTCCCCCTGGTCCGCGAAGCCTTCGCCGGCTGCGAGCTGCGGCCGGTCGAGGTGACCTACACCACCTGCGGCCAGGGCCGTTCGAAGCAGGTCGGCGAGCTGATCATCATCGGCCCGCCGAACCGTTAGAACGCCGCCCCAGGCGGTCGCTGTTTGTCATCGTGAATAACGCACCCCGCCCCGGCCGCCATCCCCGCCCGGAGGCAGCCGCGCGGAAGGTCTTCCGTGGGCCAAATCGGCCGCCACTTGGGGCCAAATCGGCCGCCGCGCTACAGAGCG